AGCCGTCCTTCATGTCTTGCTTGATGTCGCGCACGGCTTCTTTGAAATCATCCTTGCGTACATAGACCTCGGGCAAGTCGCGCTCGATTTGACGAATGTCGGTCTTCAGTTCTTTGATTGCGTCCCAGATCACTTTTAGAACCCATCCTCCCAAAAAACCGCAAACACCTACAACCCAGTTGAACAGCGTCTGGTCCATTTAACTTACTCCTGTGGCTTTTGATACATGGCTTTGACAGCCAAGCAGTCCGCAATGTATTTATCAATTTGTGCCTGGTCGCCTTTGACCACGCCGTCTAGGTAATCGGTAATAGAAGGGTACCTGACGGCTCGGTCACGCTGATATTTTTTGGCGACATAGTCTGCCTCAAGTCTTATAATTTCTGTTTGAACCAATTGCTCATCAATTGCAACAATATTTCCTTCAGCATCTAGGGCGCCAGTATCATTGATACCAACAACATTTTTATAAAGATTTAAAATTGCTTGATGTCTCATGCTGAAATCTCCAATAAAGTAATTAGAGCAGGCGTGCTATTTGGGTTAATTTGTGCAGTTGATCCAGCCGCTGTAAGCAATTTAAATTCAGTTGAATAAGTTGTTGAAGATGTAGTCGCCGGACTATCTAAATATTGAAATGGAATTGGTCCATCAAGACCTACATAACTATATAAAAATTCAATTACCGGGTTAATTACAACGGTTGAATTTCGAAGCAATCGAAGTTGAATGCCATTGCTTAACCCGGAAGAAACACGAGCAGAGCCATGTTGGCCAATAACAAGAATTTTGTTTGAGGCGTTAGTTGGAGTAATAGATGCGGTTAGATTAGTGGCTATCCATGTGCTGTTGTTAGACGAAGTCGCCATAGAAGTGGTGGACCCTTGCACCACCTGAATCACACTTCCACTTGGGGCGTTTGCATCTGGCACCTGACCGCTGAGTTTTGACGCAGTCAGCGCCACAAGTTTTGCATCAGGCACTTGCCCGCTCGAGTTGAGCAGGCTTGCCAAGTATCGAGCAAGTGACATGGTTACGCTCCTTCAGTCTGCGCGGCCTGTGCTCGTGCGGCGGCTTCTGCTTCGGCCTGGGCCTGGCGTTGCGCGGCAGTGATCACCCAGCCATTCTGGAATGCCAGGTCGACCATGGCGTCTTTCGAGCCAGGGATCTGGATGTTGTTGGCCAGGCATTGTTCGACGCAGATCTTGGCAATCTCTTCGATGGCGATGCGGCAACGCTCGTGGATTGCGTTTTGAATCCATCCGTCTTGCGACAATGCGGCAAAAGAAAGAGCCGCATCTTCTGCGGAGGTCAAAGTGATGGTGTAGTTCATTTGCAAAATCCTTTCGTTTAACTTACAAGAAATCCGCCGAAATAATCATTGGCATCACCCGCTAAAAAAGTGCTTGATATGCTCATCGCAACAGTATCACCTGCTTGTAGCAAATAATACAAAGTCGTATTTGGGTGAGTTCCTATTGATATCGTGTTGTTATTAAAGTCGTTGTAAGATCTTTGAGAGCCATTAACAAATAATGAAATGGTTCCATTAGCGGAGTTATTATTGTATTTACTCCCAAAAAAAGCATAAAGACCAGTTATTGGCGCCGTGAAATAACCTGTAGATACATTGAAATGTGATCCAACATTAAAAAATGGAGTTGGATAACCTTGAACAACGCCAGTAGTTGCGTTGCGAGTACAGCCAGTAGTTACTACCCAAAAACTAGGTTGAGCAGGTATTCTGACGCGGCCAGATGTGTCAATCGACATTCTGTTAACGCCTGCATTAAAGTCATAAATATTTAATTCGCCGCTTAAGGCGTTATATTGAACTTGCCACTTGTCAGATAACCCAGTTGTTCCAAGTCGCAAAGCCGCAAATCCAGAACCTCCTGGAGCAACAGATGTATAAATTCCAGCGATTGATTGATTGGTTCCTGTTCCAATATTTAAATTGCCGGTCATCGTATCGCCAGCCTTGTTGACTGGCGTGTAGCCGATGTTGGACACAGCGACACCTGCGGCAAGTTTGTTGGCAGAGACAGTGCCGTTGATTAGATCAACACCGTTTATGCTGGCCACACTGAATGTGCCAAATGCAACTATGTTTAGTTCGTCGTTCAATGCGGCGGCAGATCCCAACACGATGCTGGTGCCACTTGATGCGGTGTAGTCGGTCTGGTCCAAGCGCACGCCGTTGAGGTACACATCGACGAAGCCTGCGTCATAGGCCATCGTGTTGCCGTTGCTGTCAGAACCTGTGAAGGTGGTCTGGCCAGCAGTGGCGATGTAGCGGAAGCGTCGGCTTGTGCCGTTCACGCTTGAGCCAGCAGGCACCCATCCGGTGCTTGCGTACACAAACATGGCATTGGACACGCTGTTGAAATACAAGTCGCCAATTTGCAGTGCGCCACCATCGTTGCGCAGTGTTGGCGGCGTGCTCTTTGCGCCCTGGTACACATCGGCAAAGTTGCTGATGTCGGCCACATTGGCGGCAACAGTCGGGATGTCTGCGGCCACACCGGCCACAGCAGTGACATCCGCGCTGATACCTGCAACAGTTGTGACATTGCTTGAAATGCCTGCAACAGTCGTGACATTCGCGGAGACGCCTGCAACCGTGGTCACATTAGCTGAGATTCCTGCCACGGTTGTGACATTAGGAGCCACACCGGCAACAGTGTTCACATCACCAGCAATGCCTGCAACAGTTTGCACCGAGGCAATGTTTGAGCCTACGGTGTTCACATTGGCAATGCTGTTTGCAACAGTATCGATTTCGCTGACTGGCTCGTTCAAGTCGTTTGCAACGGTCGTGATTGAGGCAATGTTAGTCGCGGCAGTATTGATGTTTGTTGAGTTCGTCGCAACAGCATTGATGTTGGTGCTATTGCCAGCCACTGCGTTGATGTTGGTCGCGTTACCTGCGACCGAGTTCACATTCGCAATGTTGGTTGCAACCGTGCCCACATTGGCAATGTTGGTTGCAACGGTTGTGATGTTTGTGTTGTTCGCGGCAGTCGTGTTGACGCTTGCGATGTTAGTGCCAACCGTGTTGACATTCGCAATATTTGTGGCAACTGTTTCGATCTCAGAGACAGGCTCATTGAGGTCGTTGGCCACGGTAGTCACTGCGGAGATGTCAGTTGCCACAGTAGTCACTGCGGCGCTGTTGGTGGCTACAGTAGACACATTGGCAGAGATGCCTGCTACGGTCGTTACATTGGCACTGATTCCAGCCACTGTATTGACATTGGCAATGTTGGTTCCGACTGTGTTTACATTTGTGATGTTGGTCGCAACAGTTTCAATCTCAGACACTGGCTCGTTCAAGTCAGCCGCAACGGTGTTTACTGCCGCAATGTCAGTGGCCACAGTGGTCACATTTGCAGACACACCGGCAACGGTGTTCACATTACTGATATTGGTTGCAACGATATTGACATTGGTAATGTCGTCGCCAACTTCATTCACATTGGAGATGCTGTTCGCAACGGTGTCGATGTTGTCTGCGCTGTCAGCCAAACGCACAATGTCTGCCACCAAGGATGCGGCATCTGCGCTACTGGTAATCGGCAACAGGGCCGCACGGTCGACAGAAGTTTGAAGCTGTTGGATCTGAATCGTTGCACGGTCCAGCGCGTCGGTGATCACTTCAGGGTAAAAGCCACCCTGGTTGGTCAAGTCGGTTGGCTGAAGGTTCTCGATGTCCGAGGTGATGACCAGGTTGTAGCCGGTCGCCAAGGCGCCAGCAGACAGTGTGATCGTGCCGCCAGGGCTGGAGTTTTGGTCTTCGTTGACGGAAGCGGTGAAGTCAGTGTTGAGGACCAAAATCGTTTCGATGTTGGTTGCAACCGTGAGTTTGACCACTTCCAGGTCAGAAGCCTGGAAGACCTTGAATGTAAAGGGGAAAGTCGCGGCTGTTCCGTTACCTATGAACGGACCGGCTTTCCGGCTATTTGAACTGATGGTCATGGACGGAACTCCTGGACAATTGTGAAGAGACTAAGCATTCTGGTTGTGGATACGGGTACCTTACTGTCTCGACGATTCACTTGCTTTGCCAGTGGCAAGGCCGCGAATGTAGTCGGCAGAAGAGGTTGGTTCAATCTTCCCGCGCTCAACTTCAATGGCATAACCAATCGGTCTGCCGAGCACGGTAACGGGGACGCCGGTCACAAGGCTGATCAAGGTCAGGATGTCGCGGACATTCTTGCCCGTCACATCTTTGTCTGGATCTGCAATGTTGATACCGGCTTTCACTACACCGACGGTCGCACCTTCCAGCGTCGATACAGACGGGCTGGTGGTCATGCGGTCATCGTAAGGCTTGTTGTTGAATGCGTTGAATGGCACGGTGGCCGCAGTACCAAACGGCACCAGGGCAACTGCACCACGCAATTGTGATCCAAAGAACCAGGACATAAAGACATCGAGGTAGCCGTCGTCATCATCGTCGTCCCAGCCGCCGCCCAGACTGCGCACGATGGCGTCAGCGGCCAGCATTGGCAGGCCAAAGCCCAACAGGTAGGTCATGAACAGCTTGCCCTTGTGGCCACGCCAGCCCATGTCGCGGAAGATTTTGATGTACTCGTTGGCGTTCAAGTTGGCGATCATGTTGAAGTAGCCAGCGAACTGGATCAGCGTCTTGTAGAACGGCGATCCAACCTCGAATGCGGACAAGTCTTCAGGCTGTAGGCTTGACTGCGTCATACGCACTGCGGCGTCTGCACGCTTAATGGCCTCATTGCTTGCTGACTTCTCATCAACATCTGCGCCCAACTCTGCAACAGTCTGGTTGTACGAGCCGACCCAGGTCACGACATCGACAAAGTTTTGGAAGGCTTGTTGCAAGAAGTAGCCATGCTTGTTTGACCACTTCTGGATCTTGTCGAACTTGGTCGGGTTGATCAGCAGGTCGTTCATCATGTCCTGCACTTCGATCATCTGATTGCTCATGCGATCGGCCATGAATGGCGACAACTCAGCGACAAA